TTTATAGTAATTTGTAAATATGCACCAGAAGATCCTTGAGATCCATTCGTAGTTACACCAGTAGTATATGATGATCCACTGTTATGAGAACCATCCTTTGTTGTAGATAGTAAGAATGGATGTGAACCTGTAGATGAATCTGATAAATCGAATCTATAAGTTATACCTGGTACTAATTGTACACTTGCAGCCTCTTCACCATCTAGATAATATTTATTACCAGATCCAGAGTTTGAAACTGTAACAGCAAATTCGACTATTGCAGTATTGTTTTCAAAATTAATTGTTTTGTTTGTAAGTGTATCAGTACTGGTTGGTGTAAAATCTGCTGTAAGTGATCCTGAGGAATAAGTAAGCCCTGATCCTATTTCATTTGCTCCAATTAAATCTACCCAGTTTCCTGCATGTGCATAATAAGCTCTACCAGTTCCATGAACATGAGCAAACATACCATGATAAGTTGAAGCACTTGGTAGATCACCTTCTGCTGAATACACATTGCCAAAAAGGACTCTTCTACCACCCATATCAAGATCTGAAGTATTATCAAATGCAATTGTTCCTGAACTAAAGCTGATATTTGTACCACCACTAAAGCTGGCCAAAGTTGTAAATGCAGAAGTTGAATTATCATAATTAGATAAGTCATTGTCTACTACAAAATCATAATTATTATTAGTGTCATCATAGGTAACAGTTATGAGAGTTTGAGTTCCCATAGTTAAAGCTGTGCCTAATGCGTCTTGAGCTCTTTCGTTTGTAAAATAAAGATTTGTAGAACCTTCAGACAAATCATCTGTATCATTGTTTGATAGATCATCTTCTGTTGCCGAAATAGTAAGTGTTCCTGCACTATCGTCATATGACAAAGTTATATTTGATCCTGCTGTTAATAAACTATCAACTTGATCGTCAACTCTTTCATTAGTGAAATAAAGATTTGTACCTTCGGCTAAGTCGCTTGTTGTTTTACCTGACAAAGCACTGTCGAATCTTGCTGTGGTGTAATAGAGATTAGTTCCCTCAGACAAATCACCTGTATCTGCTGCTGCCAACTTTGTATCAAAATCTGTATTAGCTCTTGTAGTTGTGTAGTAAAGATTTGAGCTACCCTCACTAAGACTATCTGTATCATGATTAGATATATCTGAAACTGTTCCTGTAACATCGCCTTGTAAATTAGCGATTAATGTTCCAGTTGAAAAACCAGTAGCACTTGTATCGACTGATGTAGTAGGCTCTGTTTGTGAACCATGAAATAATCTAAATTTATCAGACTGACTAGCATCCCAAACCATACCTGCATATTTTGTTGTCGATGACTGTATGTATTCGCCATACCAACCTATATCTACTGTATTACCTGAGTTTTCATCTGCATACTTGAATAACGGATCATTTACAGTGACAGTTGTACTATCAACAGTTGTAGTCGAACCACTTACAGTCAAGTCTCCTGAAATAGTTGCATTACCATCAATACTTATGTTTGTAGATGTAATGTCATCAGATGTTAAAGTGCCATCAACTTGTATATTATTAAATTGTACATTATCAGTAGTGCCAACAGACTGACCTATTGATATCTCACCAGAGGATATTCCTATACCAGTTCCAGCAGTGAAATGCGCTCTAACTTCCGATGCTGATGGACCTGTGTAAGTAAACACTCCTGTTGTGTTATCGTAACTTAGCGATCCATCCCCACCAGCATCAGTAACCGATAAAGAACCTCTGGCTCTAGCGTTTGTAAAGTATAAGTTAGTAGATCCCTCTGACAAATCATCGGTATCTTTAGTTCCTAATCTTGTATCAAATCTTGCTGTTGTGTAGTAGAGGTTTGTACCCTCTGTTAAATCAGATGTAGATTTACCTGTAAAAGCTGTATCAAATCTAGCAGTTGTGTAATAAAGATTAGTTCCCTCTGTTAGATCAGCTGTGTCCTTAGTTGCCAATCTTGTATCAAATCTTGTGTCAGTATAATATAGATTAGTTGAACCTTCCCCAATGTCATCTGTATCTAGTGTGACATTTAACCAAGCTGAACCACTGTATCTTAATACCTGATTTGCAGCTAAAGATGTCAGCGTGACATCATTCATTTCGCTGATTTCGTTTTCTGTAGCTACAGCACTATCTACATAAGTTTGAGTTGCATAACTGTTAGAAGTTAAATATGTTCCAACTCGTGTATCTGTATAGTAAAGATTAGTAGATCCCTCTGATAGATCGTCAGTATCTTTTGTAGCTAGTCGAGTATCAAAAGCACTATTAGATCTTGCATCCGTATAGTAGAGGTTTGAAGATCCTTCTGTTAAATCATCGGTATCAAATGACGACATTGTAACTGCGACAGTAGGGGTTTGTGACTCTCCACTAGTCGTGCTGACACTTATACCTGTACCAGCAACTAAATTTTGTACGAAATCGCCAACTGTATCTGTAGCTAGATCTATTGGATCATTAATCCATGAGGATCCATTATATCTAATTACATCACCATTTGCTAGACCAGAAAATCCTACATTTGCAAGATCTTCAATATTGGCTAAAGCTATTCTTGCATCTGCACGAGCATTGGTATAGTAAACATTGGTGCTTCCCTCAGTAATACTATCTGTATCAAATTCGGTAAAATCCACGGATCCTGTAACTGTTCCTGATCCTTCAGTTAAAGTAAGACCTGTACCACCAGTAAATGTTATTGTTCCACCTAACGATATATCCGTTGAGTTAGATCCGTCTGTGACTGTTATAGAACTATTACTAAATGCAGTGTTAGGAATATTAGTAAGAGTGTTAGATCCACCATCAATTGATTTGTTAGTTATAGTATCAGTTGAGGTTTGTGTCAAAATCTCGTCATAAGATTGATTTTCACCCAAAACCCAACGATTTGTCGATACATCATAAAATAATCTTGCGTCATCGGTATCTGATGTTTCAATAATTAATCCAGCATCAACTTCGCTATTTCCTGTATTCAGTTTTACAAAAGCGTCATCAACAACTATTACTTCTGCCGTAGTATTAAGAAATTCACCTTGAACATCAAGGTTGCCTTGTATAGTTACAGAACCACTGGTTGTTAATCCTGTAAATGTTGGACTGTCACCTGTTCCTAAACCTAAACTTGTTCTTGCTGTTGCACCTGACTCTGAAACCCATTGACTTCCATCTGATACAATAAATACGCCATCTGAATGAGTTATATTTGCTAATGTTGATAAATCTGCGTCATAGGCTTGGACATTAGAGCCAATTTGTAAACCTAAACCTATTCTTAAATCTGCTAGTGAACTATAAGATCCACCAGTTCCACCATCGGTTAAACCTATAAAATCTGCTGATTGAAATTCAGCAAAACCATCAGGATTACCATCTCCGTCTAAATTCAGCCTTATCGGATCTTTTTCTGCCATTATTCACCCATGTTTATGTCTTGTGTCTGTGTAGTGCCATCTGATGAGGTCGTAGTAAGGACTAACGATTTACCATCTGAAGTGGGAGGCATTACTATTCTTGATAAAGTTGAACCATCTGTTTGTAATACTTCAACAGCTCTCGTACTCATAGCAACTGTGCTACCACCACCATTTACCGAAGCAGTCGTAGTTACTGGTATAAAGTGATTTTTTAAAGGAACTCCACTAGTAGATCCTCCACTAAGCACTAATGGCATTTTACCACTATGACTATGAGTTATCGGTATATTTGCCTTTAGAGTTATAGATCTTTGACTAGTATCTGTGACAATATCTAATTTACCTTTACGCTCAGTCCTTGTAACACTTGGCTCTACAGTATCTAAAGATAAAGTATCCGTAGTGCTGCTTGCTGTAATTGTACTTTGATTGGGTGCAGAAACATTTTTAAATATATCTTGTGATCCTGATCCACTACTCGTTGAGTCAATTGTTATCTGATCACTATTAGCATCAGCAGTTAAAGTAATTCCTGATCCTGCAACAAAGGTTAATGTATCCGTTTCACTATCAGCAAGAAGATCAGATCCACTAGCAGAACCAGATCCAGAGCCAACTGCAAAAGTAGAAAAGGCATTGGCAGCAGTATTTGTATTAGATATTGTGATCTTTTTCGGTGTAGCAGTTGGATCAGTAGTTACGCCAATTCCAGATCCAGCTTCTATTTCTATGTTTTCACTTGTAGATCCAGCAGTAATAGTTGTCGATCCATTTACTTGTATTCCAGCAATAGCATATTGAGTATTATCTACAGTTGACCAAGATATATTACCTAAGCCATCTGTTGTTAAGACTTGTCCTGATGTTCCATCCGATCCATTTATGCGAAGTTTTGCAGATAGAATATCTAATCTTTGCGAGCTGTCGATTTTTAAAGCTGGTGTACTGGCAGATCCAAGGACTAGATATGTATTAGAGGCAGAAGTTCCTATAGATAAATTACCATCAGATACTACTGTTTTACCATCTAAATATAAATTATCATTTAAAGAAACTATTTGGACAGTTGCGTTAGATAAAGTATAACCCTCACCAGTATCATCATTATCAAAAAAGTCGTCTTGTGTTGAAAGATTAGCTATTTCAAGTGTATTTCTACTATGTGTTGTTAACGACATTCTTAATATCTCCTAGATCGTAGGTGCCTCCCAGTTTTTCATATACCTTTTTCAAATTACTGATACTCTCAGTCATTTGATCTAAACCATATTTCCATTCAGCATAATCAGGATGATTTTCAGCGACAGGTGTTAGTAAAGTAGCAAATATTTGTATTTCACCTTGCAATATATTATCTAATAAATATTGCCTTTTCATCCTGTCATTAAATACATTAAATTCGTAAGATTCTGCCATAAATACCTTTTAGATACTTATAGGTTACTTGATATTTTTTTGTCTTTGGGTAATTGATCTGTAAGCATTTTTAAACTTACTGTTTAAATCATTTTTATGCCCAGTATCTTGACTTTTTTGCTTTTCAGACATTTGTCCAACATCAAAGTCATAATCATCTCTTTTAAATGGAATGACTTGAATAAATGGCGTACCTCTATCTATTATTAGATCTTTATTTGTATGCACTATGCTTGGAAAGTTTATATGATGATATGTATCTGTTTCTACGATACCAGGTAGAACAGTAAATCTTTTTTCAAATTCATAAAATGGTGCTATAAATAAAACTGAATAACCTGGTGGTGTGTATATACGCCACGGATTAACAAACTTAACACCCTCAGGAAAATCTGTTTTTTTAAGTTTCCAGTGACTTATTTGTTCTTTGCTGTGAAATTCAATACCATACGGAAAATTTTTATTATCCCACTCAAGAAGTGCATCATTTCTCTGAATTAAAAAATCGCACCACATAGGGATTACAAAGCCCTCAGTTATTAAGTCTATTATTGCAGGACATCTTTTTACAGTTCCACCACTGTGTTTTTTAGCAGTTTCTTTTGTTTTACCAAAAGCATTCGGAAGTCCAGATGGATTTGGTTGTCTTATAATGTAATCATCCATATCTTTAAACCAACTTGGTATAAAGGAATTAGATTTTTTTACAGGTGAAATAGATTCAAGACCTACGACATCGGTCTTAAACTCTATGAATTGTTTTCCCCCCAAAGAAAACTTCAATCGAAGTTTCCTCCTAGATCTTCATATTCACCAATAAGTGCAGTCAATTGAGATTCAATAGCCTCAATTTCATCTGTCTCTTCTTCACTTGGTGATTCAATTGCATCTAAAACTAAGTGATGTTTTTCTAGTGCATGAATTTGTATATAAAGTTTGTCCAACTTTTCTTCTGTGCTTTCGGTCACTGTTGGATCAACTATTTTATATTCGTGTGTCATTATTCTCCTTCGAGTTCTTCAACTCTGGCTGTTAACAATTCTATCTTAGCAGATAGTTCTTGTATTGATTTAATAACAGGACCTATAAATTGTTCTAGATCAACTGTTTGTATGTCTTCAAAATTGTCTTGTTCTGATTCAGCTTTATACCCAAGTCCACCGAAAGCAGTGTTAGAGGAGTGATTATCAAAAGTAGAAGTTCTTACTTCTTGTGCGATAAAACCATGTTTAACTCCTGCATACATGTCTCTTAAAAAAGGTGCATTTTCATCACTAAAGTAAGAATCAAGAGTATCTGAAGTATATTCATAGTCAACAGGTCTTAATGAGTTTATGTAAGAAAGACCAAAAGAAGTATCTACAATATTTGTCTTTAACCTTGAGTCAGAAAAGTGAAGGTTATTTAAGTGATTGCTATAAGTACTATTTGTTACATAAGAACTATGGTTATGACTGTGGCTATTATGAGGAGTTGCGTAAAGGTTATCAGCACCAGAAGTAGTTAGAACTGTACCTGAGTGATTATGAGATCCATGAGATCCATGTGAAGTGTCAACATTTGCATTTGTTAAATTAGAGTTACCATTTCCGTTACCATTTCCATTACCTGTACCATAAGGGTGATTGTGTGGAGTTGAATAAAGATTGTCAGCACCAGATGTTGTTAAGACTGTACCTGAGTGATTATGAGTATTTCCATGTGAGTGATTACTGTTAGTTAAAACATCTCCTAAAGTCAACCCATGAGCTACACCTGCGTTTCCTGCTGCCATAGCTGTGTGACCTACTGCACTTAAAAAGTTTGTATTACTATTTGTTACATAGTCAGACAAATCAGCATTGCTTATGAAATTAGAGTGAGCAGTGTTATTTTCATTGTGATCTGTATTTTGTAGATAAGCATTATGTGCATTATTAGAATTTGTATGATTAGTTAAATCTGTTGATGTTAAGAAATTTGAAAAATCAGTTGAGTGATTGTGATTATTATCAGATAATACTGTTCCTGAGTTAGGGAAAGTTATACCTGTGTGATTATGTCCTGCAACAGTTTCCCAAGATACTCCTGTAGAGTTACTTTGTAACACTTGACCTGATGTACCATAATCGTAGTTTCCATTGTTAGTTGCTATACCTATTTTTACATCGACTTGTGAAATATTATTAGTTCCTGGTGTACCTAGATTTATTGGACCACCTGAGGCGTTACCATAAGCATTAATTTTTATAGTTCCTGCATTAAGTTCTAGTTCCTTACCTAAGACTGTGCTTAGTTTGACATTATCATCTAAACCACCAACCATTTGAAATTCATCAGTTGATGCTTGCATTGACATTGTTAGTTCATCAGAACTATCATAGAAATTGATCATACCAACACTTGATGTTTCTTTTATTTCAACTCTTGATCCTGATGAAGCTGTTCTTATTGTTCCACCATCTAAAGTAAAGTTATCTGTGAGTGATGTCCCTTCCAGAGTACCTCTAATAGTTACATCTCTAAATATTGCATTACCATTAGAACTTATTTGAAAACCACTAGAACTGTTAAATCCTGTACTTTGTATTTCAGTACTATTTATTGTTATACCTGCAATAGTTCCATCTGTTATTGCGTCACCATTTTCAAAAGGTGTAAAATTCAATTCGTTTGCAGTAATACTGTTTGTTGTAATGTTGCCACCATCAATAGTTGTTGATCCTGAGTTCACATCACTTGCTGCACCACCTACAGCTATAAAATTAGTATCGAGTCTATCAGATGACAAAGTACCTGCTGTAATATCACTAGCATTTAAAGATCCTCTAATAGTTGCATTTTGAAACTCTGCTGTTCCATCTGAAGTTATAGCCCAACCAGCTGATCCTGTTGAGTAGTTAGATGATTTTATAATAGAGTCATTACCAGTATCACCACTAGTGTTAAGGATAATTGTTTGACCTGCTATTGTACCTGCTGTAACTTTACCTGCTGAAACATCTGCGACTTTTAGATCTGTAATTGCTGCATTAGCAATAAGAGCATTTGTAACAGCTAAGTTTGCAATATTAGCTGAGTTCACAAGATCAGCATTACCAGTTTGCTCGTTACTAGGCTCAGACTCATTACCAGAACTATCAACTGCTGTCACTCTAAAATAATGAGTATCTGCATTGTCAAGATCTATATAGCCAACAGCAGCAATTCCATTTTGTATATGAGCTGAAGTTGCAACTAATTGACCAATTTTAAAACCTGTCTGTGTAACTTTGTTAGTAGTTGAATTATATTGGAGATCAAAACCACTTGTTGTTGAGGCATATATGTTTAGATGACTAAGATCCTTAGCTAATGTGAAATTTACAACTGGACTGACTGCATTACCATTACTATCTTTTGCTTGACCTAAGTTATGTATAAACTGAACTCTTAATGGATTAGAGGCTATTGTTGCAAAACCATCAGGTTTATTGGGTGCTCCACCATCAGCAGGAGTTTGTACTGATGATATTGAGGCAAAATCACTATCAAAACCAGTGATATCTACTGCTTGGACACCTACAGAATAATAAGTGTTTGGTGACAAATCATAAATAATAAATTCTCTTGTATCAAACTGTACTGTTGAATAGTTAAATTCTGTAACTTGTGTATCGTTTTCGTCAATAATATTGTTGCCATCTGTATCTTGAACTACTCGCCACCTAACACGATAAAAGGATCCGTCAGTTATAGATGTTCCATCTGTATTAAGAGGTTCAGTCCAACTCAGCTTTACAAAACCTTTTGATATACCATTACCATCTGAGTAAGTACCTGCTACAGTAGTTAATCCTGATGGTGTATCAGGTATAGATTTATCTGGACTACCTACAAGATCTACAGTATGACCACTAAACCCTAAACTTTCTTTAATTGTCGGTGCAACATCACCTATCTCTAATTGAACATCTGAAGTTTCAAAAATACAATAGTCTGTAAGTTCTAAATAATTACCATCTTTATCTCTATAAAAAACACCATAACCATTTTGTATCGGCCAAGTGATACCTAATACTCGGATCTTAGTTGGATTTAATACTTGACCTTGATAAACAGTTTCAAATAGAGAAGATCTACCATCGCTAACTCTATCTGCCTCAGTATCGACAAAACCTATATCAGGATCAAAAATAAATATTTTATCACCTACAGTAAAGTCTCCTGCTATATCATATTCCTCTAGAGAAACATTCAATTGTTTTTTTACCTCGTTAAGTTCTAAAAGATATTCTTGCGCTCTTTCATTTTTCTTAGTTCCCTCTGTCTGAGGATCAGAAACATATTGCGCTCTAAATAGACTCTCACCAAACAAATCTTTATACGGAATAGAACTTGCAGTTGCAGATCCTATGTTTGCCTCAGCACCATGCTTGCTTGCAATCAATTCAACACGACTTACAAACTCTGAAGCGTCATATTGAGCAACTAAGCTAGTGGTATTTATACCAGTTATGTTTGGATCTTGACCATTTGCACCACGAACTATGATCGCAGTTGGATCAGTATCATGACCAGCAAACAAAGACGCTGATGGTCCTGCATCTAATAAACCTGTAGTGCTTACTTTAAATTCAACATTCAGATCAGAACAAATAAACTTGAGTGCTTTTAAAACTGACTCTGTGTAATGTTTTCCTGTATAAGTTGTATTTGAACCAGTAGGTTCTGTTATCGTCCCTTTTCTGATGGGACCAAATGATCCATCTTCTGCTCTTAAAATACCTTTTGGAGATCCTGTGCTATCTAATGTTTGTTCTAAAGTTTTGTTCTTATAACTTCTTACTCCTGATGGACCACCACTTGTAGCTATAGGCATACCTCTAGTATCGCCATCACCAAGATACGAGACTAGACCTGTACCCATAATTTGTACATCGTTTTCCATACCAAGCTCTAGAGACTCTACAATGCCTACATATCTTGCGGCACTTAAAAGTGTGCTGTCAGAAAACTCTTGCACATTTAGATCTCCCTTAACAATTACGATATGTCCCCATGCGTCAATACTGTTAATTATAGAATTTGGTGTGTCCTGTTTATTTAAGGCAAGGCTGAACTGCCCTTGAGCCATTAATTTTTCTGTTACGCTCATGACTTAACGATCCTCACAACTTCATAAATATTATCTAAATATTGATCTCTAATACTGTCAGCAGTATCGTAAGAAGTTGCAGAGGAGCCATTGAATACATATCCAACAAATGCTTTCATTGTAGCTGTATTCGATGTTGTACTTATCCCACCACTTGTAGTATCGACATCAAAGTTTTGAGGAGAACCCATAACCAATTGATTCCCATCAGCGTCATCGTTAGTCATTACTGCATAACTCGTGTTATCAGTAAAAGGTAATGTAGAGGTTGTTTTTAAATTTAATTTACCTGTTGACCACTGTGTAGCAACAATTGAAAAGTGTCTAGCACCTCTACGAAGGGTGACATCAAAAGTAAGTCTTTGATCTTTTGTAGTAGCGTCATAATAACTTGTTAATCTAATAGTTGCTACTTCTGGTTCATTTTTAAGTATTTGAATTGATCTCCAACCTTGCCATTCGACTTCACTAGAACCTCTTGATACGGCTATTTGTTTTAATGATTTGTAACCATCACCATCATAAGCTCTTAAATTAAACCTAGATTGTGTAGTTGTGTTATCAAATGTCATTTGAACTAAACCATTTTGCAACTTTACCGATGTCGGAAAATTTGGTGTTTCTAAACCACATCGTAGCCTTTCTGTATCAGAACTATCTTTTGTATAGATTTCACAAGCATTTTTATAAAAATCACTCGGATCTACTAAAAATTTTGCATTGTTAGATCTAACAGAAGATCCGAATTTTGCATAAATAGATCCATCTTCCCCTACTCTTTCAAAACTTGTTGGCTCGTTACTATGATCATGACTGTAGTGATTTGTTGGTGGTGCATAAAACTGTTTAGTTGTAGAAGTTATAGAGTGATCATTTTCTAGTAAAGCACCTGAGAATTGACTTTCTAATTCTACTTCACCTATGTTCCCTAAAAATTCCATAGAAATTGAATAATCGTAACCACCAATATTTACTCTTTGTGTATTTACAGAGGCACTTGTTACTTTTACATAACCAGACACAGTATCATCACCCTCCCAAGTGAAAGGAACTATATAGTAACCATTAGCTTTTGCTAATAACTCATCTCTAAGATATTTTACTTCTGCCAATGTTTCTGTCACAAACTTACCAGTAATAGTAAACTCATGACTAGTACCACTCTTACTATCACTTAAAGTAGCTGGTGATGTAAAACTTAATCTTCCTATTGTTACTGTATTAGCCATTAGCACATATCCTTTGCTCTACATTGTTCACAATACTTATATTTAGGTCCATAAAAATAATTACCACATTTAAAATCTGATTTACATGGTTTTAAAACTTCTTTATCTTTGTTGTCTATCATTACTCTTCTTCCCATTCAACATATTCATTATCGTGAGTAGCTTTGTGTTGTTGATGAAAGTTAGCGTGTGAATAAATTATATCTTGCATGAGTCCCCACAATCATCTGCTTCAAAATCTTTTGAAGTATCTACGAATACAGGATTATCTGTAAACATATTATCTGGAAGTACAAAGTCATCTTTCATTATCTACCTCTTATACCTGTTCCTATTAATCCTTCACGATCTAGCTTGTGTAATGCTTTTCTTATTTCTATTGCGGCTTTTCTTGCTTGTGACGGATCAGATGGTACACCAACAACATTTACATTTAGATTAGATATGGAAATTGTACTTCTACCATGATTACCTATTGGCGTTATATCAACACCACCACCAGGTATTGCTCGCACCATTTCTGGTCCGTACTCACCTACTAGACCTAAACCACTTCTTAATGTTCCACCATTAGCAAACATCGGAATACGACCACCACCAGCATACATACGCATACCACCTGCACCCATAGGTATTCCTGCTTTTGCAGCTGCTAAAACAATTGGGTTTTCACTTGCAAAGTTTTGAGCAGCAACATAATTATTTATAAAATTACTAAGTGCATTGTTTGCTTGTGAGGCATCAGCTTTAATAGTTATTTCTTCTTGTTCCATTTTCATATTTAAGTTGAAGTAATCTTGTCCAAAATCATTAATAACACCTGCAAAATCTTTTCCTATAGTGTTAGCCAACTGTTCTGTTTTACCAGTAACAGTTTCAATCAAACCACTATCGATACCTAAAACTTCAGCAATTTTCTTAAATTGATTTATACCCTCTGGTCCAAGCTGTAGTATTTGGAAAGCCTGATTGGCCAAACTCATCATACTTTCAGCTTGAGATATTTGTGAATCTTCTATTTGTTTATTTACATTATTAAGTTGTGTTTGTCTAGCATTCTGTGCCTCAGCTAGCTCCTCTTCAGCAACAGCTAATTCCTCAGCACTAATTGTTCCCTCAGCGTAAGCAATTCTAAGAAAATCTACTTTGTCTTGTGCTTCTCTAATAGCTAGTACCTGTCTAGCACTATTACCTTGAAGTAGTTTATCTCTTTCTATAAGAAGATCGTTATACTTTTGCTCTTCGCTTAATAAACTTTTTTGCGATCCAAATAAGCTAAATTGACTACCAAAAACAGTTTGGATCCTGCTCATAGCATCAGTAACACTTTGCTCAGCTATATTTACAAGATCAATCATTGTATCTTTAAATTCTGTTTCTAATGCTGGGTAGTTATCTTTGATACCTTTTACAAAACCTAACATCATGAATTTAGATATTCTTGCTGTTTTACGAGATGGTGATGAGTTACCAGCAGCATCGTTTGCGACCACTATACCCTCAGATATTATACGATCAATAGCGTCATAGTATATTTGTTCTTCACCCTCTAAACCAAGAACTGCACCGATCATTAAGTTACCACCAATATCTTTACCTAATAATTCAAACTCTTCACCATAAGTAGCTCTAACTTTCTCGGTATTTTCTTTTAATTTTTCACTAGCAGTAATTCTTTGTCCCTCTAAACCAGCTTCAATAGCTCTTGCTATTTCTGGATTATTAAGTAATTCTTGTAACTGTGGTGCAAACTCTGGTCCTAAAGTAGAAGCAAATAAACCTAGATCATCCAGCCCTGCAAATTCTAATTGTTTCATTTGTGATTCAAAAATTTCTGCGAGAGCTAATCTTTCTGCAAAGTTTTTTGCCATCTCCTCTGCTGTCTTAATTGTTACATCTGGTAATGCTTCAAAACTCTGTACAAAAGAGTCTGTAGATTTTTTCATATTATCTGTAACAGTTGAATAGACAGTATCTAGTTGAAGTATTGCTTCTTTTTCTGCCTGAAGTGCTTTTTCAGTATCAGACATTTTTTTATTTTTCTTTATATAATTTTCAATTTCTCTTTCTTGTTCTTCTCGGTGTCTTGTTCTTTTCTCAGCCAATCTTGTGATACCAAGAGCTTCCATAGCATCATCTCTGATCTTCTGATCTCTTGCTTGTTCATATTCAGTAGTTGCTGTATTAATTTCTCTAGCTATCTCTAACTCTATTTCTAATAATCTATTTTGTTCTTTTAAACCATTTTCAGCATCATTCAAATATTTTCTATAATCATCTGTTTGGAAAGCCTGAAACATTAATTCCATTTGTTCATCTGTTTGCTGGTTTATGGTAGATAAATAACCTGAATATCTCTGAGCAAATTCTTGGAACTCTTCAAAAGTCTTGATTGTTCCATTTTGCACATTTTTTCTAAGATCAGCACCCATACCATGTGTAAGAAGATCATCAGCAACATCTATAAGATCTTTATTTTTTTCGATAGTCGTATCTAGATCATTTAAATATGCTGATCTTTCAGCAGGTGTTCCTGCGAGTCCCTCAATGATACTTCCTCGTACTTCTCTTCTATCTTCCTCTTGTAATCGGTTAAGTGCGTTGGCATATTCATTTGTAACTTCAGTAAGAGCTTTTATTGTATTTTTTGTGACTTCACCATCTTGTGCAAAGGCTTCAAGTGTTCTTTGTAATTGTTCAGCTTCACCTCTTGCATTCATCATTTTGACAGCAAAAATAGATAAAGCAGCTACGATTGCAGCGATCCAACCCACTGGTCCTGTAAGAGCTAGTCGTAGAGCAAATCCAAACTGTTTAACTCTTTTTGTGATTGGCATTAAAATATTTAAAGCTCTTAATATAACTAGTGAAAAGCTAGTAGTCAGTCCAATCAAAGTTGGTAATAATAAATTAAATTCTCTAAAACCTAAAATTGTTTCTTGTATTACATCATTAAAACCTTTTGCAACAGGCATTAACTGATCTCCTAGAGAAACTTGTAATTCGTTGAAAGCGTTTTTAGTAATTTGTAATTGTGCCTCTAGAGTCGTATATCTCTTTATAGCCTCATCCGTTGCTGCTGTATTTTCCTCAAATGCTGTTCTACCTGTCTCTAAAACTCTAGGTAGAAGATCACCTGCCTCAGCTAAACCTAGAATTGCTAGAGTTGTTCTTCTTTGAGATAGTCCCAGTTTTTCTAGAACAGTCATAGTATCTTCACCAGATTTGTTCATTTCGGCAAGACCTTCTATAAACGCCGCAGCTGCCATAGCAGGATCATCACCGAACATTTGTGCAAATCCTTCTGCTGAAACTTTGCCTGATCTTGCAGCTACTTTTGAGAACATATCAGCTTCGTCACCAGCTTGGATTATTGCTGATTGGATACTTTGAAATACACGAGCTACAGCAGTACCACCAGCCTGAGCAGGAACACCAATTGCCTGAAGTGCCGTAGCAAAAGCAAGTGCATCTTGTGTAGTAGCACCAACCTGAGCTGCTGCCTGTGCAATACGCAAAACTGTAGTCATAATTTCTGACTCTGTAGCTGCGAAGTTGTTTCCTAAATCTACGATTGTTGAAGCTAAATTGGAAAAGGTTTCACCATTAGTTTGTGCAATAGCATCGAGCCTAGCTAAACCAAGAGCTGCATTATCTACAGTTAAGTTAGTAGTTGTTGCAAGAGTAGAAACTGTGGCAATAAATTCTGGTAAGTTTTGAACTGCAATACCTAACTGACCACCAAGTTCACCAATTCTAGATAATTCCTGAGCAGAAACAGGTATAGCCGTTGACATACGCAGGATATTTTGTGCTAAATCTTTAAATTCTTTATCGCTTGCTTCTACTGTTTTTCTGATACCTGCGAAAGCTGACTCGAATGCTGCGCTAGCCTGTATGGCTTTTACTAACTCAAATGTTACAGCAGCAATACCGACCATAGCACCTGTGATCATAGAATACTGAACAGCCTGCATTCTTTTTGTGGCTTCGGACATAGCCTTACCACTTTTTGCTAGGTCAGCTTGTAATCCTTCGGCAACAGGAGTTGCACCTATGATGAGTTTTAAAAATCCGACTTTAGCTTGTACTGGAGGCATCTTCCTTACCTATTCTTTTCTGATCCGAGATCATTTCATCTATACTTGTTGCCTGTCTTTGACGACCTGATCTATTTCTGCGTTTATCTAACTCTTCCTTATACCAGTTTTTTGGTGGTTCATCGGATAACGCTTCCTTTGGATCTTCACCATTAACAATGGCGTTATATTGCGGTCCAAAGAATAAAGACTGGTCTATAGGTATTGTACCTAACAATCGCCAAAATTTACGCCATTCTAATTCCAAAGGTTCTAAAATGTTATAGATTTTGTTAAAGTCGGATTCGACTGATGACCAATCATTAATTATATCCTCAGTCGAGTAACTTATTTTGGGGTATCACCCTCGTCCTCTTCAGGAACGACTGCATTAAGATCTTCTGGTTGCATACCATATTCAGTCATTAGATATTGTGATATTTCTTGAAGTGTAGGTAGATCTACCTTTGCAGCAATCTTTGTGAAGTTATCTTCACCCATAATTGCTATAAACCACTTCGGAAGATTTGGTGCCGCGATAGAACCATCTTCTTCTAGCCAAGTTAACTGTGTCAGTATAGTCTCGGCTGTCAGAAAGGGTGGGAAAGTAAAACTTTCTTCTCCTACCTTAACCTCTATAGGTTCGGTATTTAGTCCTTCTTTCGCAGCACTAAAATCTTTAAAACGCTTACTCATTATTCCTCCAATCGTTATGAGTTAATTTAGTTTACGACTCCTTCAGTTGAGCCATTAGTATTTTCTACTATTCTAAATAGATTTTCTTTTCCATCAGTTGTTCCGACAGATTGAGCTGTAGAACTTGGTACTAATATCTTGAACTCAACAGCAATAAGCACTTTTTGAGGTGCTTTTTGGTGAGCCATAGAAAATGCACCTACATTAACTGCTCTAGGTATTTGGAAATGTCTTATGTTTCCTGAAGGTCCTTCAGTTATTAACAATAATGACTTTTCGCCATATCCAGTTGTAGCTGGTGGGACTAAGGTATCATAACCTGATGAATAATTAGTTGTATCATCTTCAGTTAATGTACCTCCACCAAAAGCTGTTTGTAAGTTAGACAAACTAGCTTGTGCGAGTGTACCAGTAATTCTGATCTCTTGTGCAGTTTTGACTGATTTAATAGGATCAATCTCTTCTGCAACCATGATGTCCTCAAAAGACTTATCGTATTCTAAGGTCCATCCATCTTCGGAATATCCTACATCTGACCAGCTTGAGCTGACATCTGCCCACTCGGTTGCTGTAGTACTATCTTCCTCTGGGAAAGCTGTTCCTACATTGGCGACATAAAGAACGCCAGTACCGATTAGAACATCAGATATAGATCCTGATGTATTATATGATGTTGTTGACATACAATACCCTTCTACTCTTGTTACTTATACTTAATATGTTTGCAAACATATCTTTATTCTTCCTCTGAGGCATACCACTCATCAGAACTGTCAGGCTTTTCAACAACCTCATCTACAATATTGTCTATTGTAATTTCGGATTCAATAACTGGTTGGACTTCCCAATGTTGATCTTCTGTGATAAATCTAGGTATGCTTAGATCTTTCCACAAACGACCTTTTGAGTCTTTAAGTCTTTTCCAATTAGTTTGACTAACTTCTTCCCATTTATTCTTAGTAAATGTTATGCCTGTTTCGGCATCACCGATTGCATCGCTAGGATAGATCGGATTAACTTTAACTTTAATTTTCTTATTGGCCATAATTTACCTCTGAGATAATATTAGAGGATTATTATGCAGATTAGTGTTATTCGGAGTATCGGTATGTCATAGTGACACCGACATTAAAATTAGCTACTAAAACTTCTGACTCTTCTATTCTTACTGGTGCATTAGTAACTTCAAATCCATATATTTTTGCTTTAGTACCACCAGTTGTTGTGACATATGAACTGCCTACTTTAAATAATGCTTGATATATTGTTTGCGCTAAGTTTGATGATGTTGCATAATCTGGCTCAGCTTTAGAACCATCTGCACCCCAGCGACCTGCAAAACAATCAATTGTTATATCTGCATCGTTTAAAGCTACCTGAGATCCTGGATTTGTTGGAACATTACCTAAGGCTGTAATAACAACAAAAGGAAGTGTGGGTTCTGACGGCAACCTTGTTGCTACTCTAGTTCCTACAATTGCTGTAACTGATGATTGATCTAATAGCCACTGACGAAATATTATTTCTGGATCAGGTGGCATATTTGCAACTTCTATACCTTGTGTCATAATTTATACTCCTGCTTCATATCCCATACCTTGTAATAAAGCATAGTCTTCACTTGTAACATTTCTGGCAGATAATTCAAAAGATCCTCTATAACCACCAGTAGGTATTTTAGGTTGTAGATATTTTACAGATAAAGCTGATTGAGGTCTGAACTGATAATTCCAGCCATCAAAGTGTTTTGTAGCTATTTCTAATCGTTTAGGTAAACTTTTTTTGATACCTTGCAAAACTGCATTGCCCCACCAGTAAGGCTTTGAGGCACTTATCCACTGGCTGTTATTGTTAATTCCAAATTTACGAAGATCATAAAATGCACCAGCATAAGTAGTTTTCCACCAATAAGGTGCTAAATCTGCAATATCACCATTGTTACCCTCGCTTGATCCTACAGTTATACTTCCAGTGACAAGTCCTTCTGGATCATCTGTTCTAAACTCTCTTAGATTGATAGACTTAACTAAGTTACCAGACTCAATCGGTGCGTTACCAGTTCCAGCATTTAAACCTACCATGTATGCCTGTATATCAAAAAGCAAATTTACTGGGTTATATTCTGACAAACTAACACCACTAGTATTATAACTTAGCTTTGCCGCAGAATATTGCCCTTGCATTCTTGGTGTTTGCTGTATTGCTTTCTTTGTAGCATTAGTAATCTCGTAACCATTTATGTAAGCCTGTATTTTGGTTTTTTTGTTGAAATATTGCTGGACTTCTCTACCGACATTTCTACCATAATAATTGTTAGCCATACGAGAAAGAAATCCCATATTTTGAGGAATAATTGATTGACCAATTTTACCAGCTAATCTACCTGTTACTCTACGACCAGCACGCAAAGTAAATCCCTGACCACCAACAGATAAAGATTTTAAGTCAGATGTTAGACGAGCTGTATTAAGAGCTAATGATCTAATTCCTCTTAATTCTCTTGAATAAACATTTAAAGATATTAAGTTACCAGCACCAAAAGTAGCTGATGATGTGTTGTACAAGAAGTTTCTAAACTTGTTAATTCTACTTGGGTTTATCTGTCTTACACCCATTACTTACTCTTTCTTAAAGCACAAACCTTTATTACTGGATCGTTGTGTCTATTCTTTCTTACCTGTATTCCTAAGACATCGTAGTATTCAGAGTTAATTACAGCTCTGTGTGAGGTTTTAACATTTACATCTGCTGGAATAAATATTGCAATATCTAATGTCTCAAACTCTCTTCTACCATCCTCTTCCATAGAGGCATTAGATTCAATTCTACATTTTGTTGTAATATCATCTGCCCAGTCAGAGTTATACAATCCTCTTTCATCTACAGTGTTGGTAGAGACTGATTGGAATACAACAGTTTCTTTTAAATTTGTTTGATAATCATATGACATACCACTACTTTAGTAGCCAGATTTAATTTTCTAGTTTTTTCCTTAGTTCCTCTAGCTTAGATCTTCTATCATTAACTTGATCTAACTTTGCATCTAAAACATGTTCTTCAGTATTTACGCATACTGGAAATGTTTTACAATGTTTTGAATAACCATCAACATACTTAGAACTTCTTTTAAAATTTTCTATTGTAGTATTTTCACCACAACCTTGACATTGTTTTTCAGTAGGATTCATTTTTTGATTATAGGCGTATTGTTGTGCCTCTAAAACAGCAAGATAAATGGCAGGATCTTCTTGATACCAACTAACAAATTTTTCATAACCTATTGGTAGATCAGCATAAGTAACACGCCTAGTGAGTGTATATTCACCTGATCTTATTCTTTCAACAACTTGTCTAGATATCTTATAATCTATTTCGGATATTTTAGGAAAACCAGCTTGATCTCTTAATTGTCTTACTCTTTCATGAGAACAATCCCATTCTTTTGCCCATTCGCTTAAACGCTTATATGGATCAGCTTTAAATAATTTATGTGCCTCTTCAACGCTAGGTAATCTTCTACTCGGCATTTTTTCTCCTCTTTCTAGTTAACCCTCGTTCCTTACGAATTTTTCTGCGTTCCCTTTCACTCAGTCCACCCCATATGCCAAACTTTTCTGCATTGACTATAGCGTATTCTAAACAATGTTCTTGGGCAATACAGGAATTACATAATTCTTTTGCTTTTCTTGTGCTTGCACCTCGTTCAGGAAAAAAGATATCAGGATCAGCGTCTTTGCAGTTAGCATCGTCTTGCCACCACAATTCTTGTAATCTAAGAAGATTACTTAAGGATTCCTTCTTATATTCCATTCCTCACCTGCAATAATCTCACCAAATTTTCTATTGATATAGCTTTCCATATCAACTCTCTCTCTCGTGTAGTTATTCAGATGAATAGACATTAAACCATGAAAGTTTAAAAATCCTATTAGGTACACCAAATTTGCCAGATCCACTAAACGAAGACCTGTTTTTTATATGGTTGTAAAAGGAGTTTGTCTGATTGCTTGAGTATCTCGCCATCAAAGTATGCCAACGGATCAGCAAATTTTACTGCAAGATCTCCAATGCGTTCTTCTGTTATATTTGTCATCGTAGCCCCATTTGTAGAGTCACTTAAGTGTGATTCCACTGCGCCTGTTTTAGCTTGACTACCCAAGTTTAAAGCAGACATGACAATTCTTGCAGAAACTCTTGCACTTGTAAATTTTATATCGTCAGGAATTGTTGAATATCCAGCATTATAAACTACTGTTATGTTTTTAGGTTTAGCCCCTGACCAGCGACCTTTTACTCTTTCGACACGACCATTAGAGTGAAACACAAACTCACTTTCGTTTCCCTCAGACAAAACATTGCCATCTTCAGTAATAGAGGTAATAGAATTTACAGGCATGTGTTTTAAAGAGATCTCTTTTATATTATCTCCAAATAAGACTTCTGTATGATCCGAGACTTCAATGCTGTAACCTAAGTAGGTTTTAATGACTTGATCTGCAAATGGAATAATATTATTTGTTATAGAAGTCTGTAATGTTGCACTAAAATCTAGTTGAACAATAGCCTCAACATCGTTATAAGAACAAAGAGCCATTTAGGATCTCCTTACTTATTTTCAGATGGTTTAACTGCTTTAGTTTCTACTTTTTTCTTTGGTGCTGCTTTTTTCTTGGCTGGAGCTTTTTTAGCTACTTTCCAACCCTTTTCTTTTAACCAGCTTTCTGGATATGTTTTACCAGCTCCACCGATTTTAGAAGCATTTGACTTAGGTAGATCAGCTTTAGATCCTTCAAATAAAGAACCATCACCTAACTCCCAAAGATCTTTTTCGAGTTTAATAAATTTCTCTGACATAATGATTTAATCCTAACTTACTATTTGCCTTTTTTAGGTCTTTTACCTTTAGGTTTTTTCTTGGGTTTATTATGATACGGCATAATATCCTTTCTATAAAATATGGGGGCTATTGCTAACCCCCATAAATTAATACTAAATGCTATTAAGCACTTGTGATTTTGTGGAACGCTGCTTGTCTATAAACAGGGAAACCAACACGCATTGTAGCTCTAATCACCATGATATTCTTTGTAAAGTTATCACCATGACTATCGCTTACTGCGACATCGATACCTTGTCTCATTACGACATGAGCGGCTTCACCACCACCGAACTTACCAACAAGGATAGTTCCTTCAGAGATTGCAGTTGTCGGAACAACTTTTAATCCCCAAAGTTGGTTAGCAACGCCACCTGCATATCCACCAGCTTGGGTGAATACAGGTGCTTTTGCAGCATAACCTGCTGTTGCGTCACCAGCGAAATCTTCATCTAATTGAAGGACGATTTGCGCCCAATCATTTGGATGGATAACGATGGCATCTGGCTCTGTGAAAGCGTTGACACGAATGTCAGTGATCGCTCCATAGATAGCTCCGATTCTTCCCAAACCACCTGAGTATGATCCATAAGCAGTTGATCCAACTGAGGATTTTCCTGCGTCTAATAGACCTTCAAGGTTTGGTGAAGTACCATTACCAGCGATTAACTGGCCGTCTAACCTTAATCTCATCATTGTTTGTAGTCTAGAGTTCAAATATCCCTCTAAGCCAGAAACATCTTGCATTAACTCGTCTGTAACAGGTATGTTAACACCAAGTTTTGAGATTGTTGCTGTGTTCTCGGTAAATGCTAATGCACCTTCACCAACTGCTGCTGCCTCTGCGGCTTCAGCTGCGTTGTTTGTGAAAGTTGTTTCTTCCAAATAAACGAAAGCGTTTTGATCTGTTTGAATTTGATCAAACAAACTAATAACTGCATTAGGATCACGAAGAGCTGTTTCCAATATTCCAGGTTGTCTTAAAGACTCTGGTGGATATCCAGTTGTAGTTAAGTTTGTCTTAACTTCAAAAGGAATTGTGCTTTGAATATTCTTAGCACCATTTTCAGTATAGCCTTTGTAGGCTGCTGATTTTAACACCTCTGCACCAAAGGATCCAACTTTAGCTGGTTCTTCTGATGGGTTAGGGATGCTTGCTACTGCACTGTCAGATAAATCTAACTTGCTTTTTGCTTCTGCGACTTTAAGATCATCTCTTAAAGATGCTAGTTTCTCGTTATTAGAGATAACTGCATTTTTTTGCTCAGCAGTAGAAGGTCCTTCTTGTGACTCAATTGTCTCAAAAAGTCCTTTTAAATCGGCAGACTCTTTAGCTATGTTCTCACGAATTTTTGAAATTTCGTTACTCATATATATCTCCTAAATATCTACTTCTACTTCTTCTTCTATTTCAGTATCAACTACTGTGATTTCTGCTAGGATCTCTTGGCTTTCAAGCCAGAGATTGTCTAACTCAGTATCAACTTCTACTGTTTCTACCTGATCAACAGGATCCTCAACTTGTCTCTCATCGCCAGTATCGATTTCTGGTTCATCAGCAGGATCTTCAGTCATTGTTTCAGCTTGCGCCTCTACAACTTCCTCTGTTACTGCTTCAGGATCAGATAATTCAACTTCTGGTTCTGATACTTCAGTTTCGGTTTCTGCGACTGGTACTTCAGTCTCAGTTGGCACTTCTTGTGTTTCAACTTCCAATGCGCCCTCACTTCCAAATTCTTCTACGAATTTATCTAGTTCATCAAAAGCATCAGAGACACTTTCTTGAACTGTTCTGAGAGCTTCTGTTGCTGAAACCCCCAACTTCCTACCATTCTTTTGTCTGAGTTCACCTATAGCTTGAACTCTTGCGACTAGGTTATTCAATGCAGCAAGCACATCTTTTACCTCATCAGAAAATCGCTTTTTGCCTTGCACGCTGGCGCTTTTCTCTGAAACTTCATCATCACTACTATTTAGACCACGAATTGCGATATTGATCTGCTTTAGACGATCAATTGTTTCTTGGTCAGTAGGGATAGATTTTAAAACTTCTTTTATATTTACAGCAATTTCACTTAGATAAGCTATCGAAGTATTGCTTTTCTTGATCTGTGATTCATATGAATCATGTGTGGCACAAGGCATGAAAACTTGCTTTCCGTCACTTTCATGTGTATGAAATCCTGAACAACCTAATTCCAAAGCTCTCATTTCAGCTTCTTTTGGATTGTCAAACATATCGTTTGCTAAGGCAACTTTTTCTTCTTCTGCCTTTGGATCTTGTTCTGCACTTTGAAAATCATCTGATGTAAGAACACTCTTTTCATCAGTATCAGTTTTTTGTGTCTTGATTGCCATAGTGAATGTATCTTGGTTAGCTCCAACCAAAACTGGACTAACCTCATATACTGATAAACTTTTGAGATAACGAACTTCTTGTTCATCGTCTTGATCTGCTTTTTTAAATTTTCCATACTCAGAGTCATCTACTCTAAAACCAAAAGACCATTGTTGCAAATTTCCCATATTCTTGACAAGTTTGTAAGCCTCGGATCCACTATCAGTGTCCATGAAAAACTCACCATCAAAAACTGCTTTTTCACCATCTTTGACAATTTTACCCCTGCCAATTGGTTTATCCCACTGGTGCGCCCAGACCATTGGTACTTCTTCATTGTTGGGATCAAAACCAGACTTGATTGATGTTGGCAATACTACATCGCCATCACTATCAACATCGTTAAAAACAGAAAAAACTGCTTTGACTTTACCCTCTTCCCCTTCAGCTTTGCTGAACTCTACATCAATTTTTTTATACTCATCAGACATACAAGATTCCAATCTCCTAACTTACCCATGTGCGCAAAAATTTACTGTAAACAGTAAACATTAGTATTTTATATAAAAAAAATAAAAGTTAGTGTATTTCTGATAGCCACTAACAGATTGCCGATGAGTGCTATACTAAATATGTGGAAAAAGATACAGTCTTAATATCGACTTTGCATAATGGATCTGGTACCTTTACTTTGCTTTGCAAAGATGACGGCACAGGTCAATTAGATATTTTTGACAAGGAATTAGAAGTATCTTTGGATACAAGTAAAATAGAAGTATCAGATAATTTCAGTGCTAAAGACTTTAAGTATGGCGCTGAGGATAGGAACGGATTACTAAAATGGCTGATAACGGAGTTGAAAGAAGCTCAAAAGTAGACAATCCATTTAACATGTTTATGGATAATCTTGCTAAGGCACAGAAACCAAATCGTAATAAAATTATTACAGAATGGTTAGTTTTCTTAGGATCAGATGAGCAGACTAAATTAATCAATAAACTTAAAAAAGCTGGGATCGAATATGATCCAAAAGAAAATACTAGATATTTTGAAAGTAGCTAATTAGCTTCTAAAATCTTTTATCTTTCTTAATGCAGAGATTGGTTGCACGACTGACCTGTCAGTTTTCTTGTGCGTACCATCTTCCATAATTGCCCAAACCATCATTGTTGCAGTTTCTTTTTCATTATTTACTGAAGTGACAATGCCATGAACAGTTGATGGTGGATCTGGATCTTTGTTTATACTCCATGAGACTGCATCTCCAATTTTTACAGATTTAGCCTTTTCAGATCTAGCTGAGTTCATTTCAACTTCTGATAAAGCCTCTGCCTCTTCGGTAGAAACATTTATTTCCTCAATAACACTTCCAGCAACTTTTTTAGAACTCAAAGGATGACTACTAGGTAAAAGATCTGTATCATAAGCAGTTCTTTTGAACTTACCTGTTCTCAAAGCTCTTAATAGTCCATTCACTCTGGCCATTGCCCACTGGGATGGACCAGCAACATTACCACGAACTGATCCTGGATTGTTTTGATAAGCTGCTAAACCTCTGTTGTAGCAAGCAGTCAACATTCTTAGTGTTGCTCTGTGCTTAGGGTTTTTAGAGTTATGTTCCTCAACTTTATTTTTTAAAGCTGTTCTAGTAGCTTCACTTAATGCTTTGGATTCTATTTCTAAAAGTAATTCTTCTTGTATCTTTCTTCTTTCACGAATTACTTTTTTATACTCGTTAACTGTTTTTTTCATGGCACTTGCACCAGTTTTGGTGACACCACCCCACTTCATCACAGCTATGTAACCATTTAATTTTGTGTTACCAGAGTGTCTAGCCATAAAACTTTCTCGTCTTTTAACCCAGTTCAAAACTGACTCTGATCTATCACCAGATCTATATTTTGTCCACCTGTTGTAAGCATCATTACCAGTAAACGAGGTTGGTGGATTACCACCTGTACCAGCCCTACGCCATATCTCAGGCCATTCTTCTTTAAGATTTTTTACATAGTTGTAATCTGGAAATTGCTTAAATTTAGAGTTGCTGATAGAGATCGTCTGGTCATCCCCTGAACTAGGAAAATTAGTTACCTTTGGTGCTTTTACTTCTTTTGCTTTCTTTAATTCTTTTTTTGGTTTTTTCATGCGATCTAAAGCACTTCTAGCTTGATCTTCATTTTCATAACATTCAATTACTTGATTGTCTTCATGATTAAGTATGCACCATGCACCATTAGGCATCTCTGCGACATATTTTTCTTCATTCAAATATGTTGGAGTAGGTTTTAAAACTTCGCTTCGTGTAGGTTCAACTAAGCCACTACCAGTAGTTAATACTTTATCAATGAGCTGTTTAGCAATATCTACAACAGGATCTTCCTTATCTGGTTTTGGAGCATTTGATTGACCTGGTATTGTTTCGATCATATTCATAGGTCTTAAATACACCTCATGATGAGACTCAACATCAAGTCCGACTGCTTGTCTAGCCTCTCCGATTGTTACCCAACCACCTTGTACGGCTGTGTTCATACGCTTATATAGATCATCTTTGTCTTGAGATAAAGCCCTTACATCTTCAAGATCAAACTTGATTGATAATTCAGATGATGAAGGAAAATCTACTCTTAGTAATTGATGTGTAAGTTCAGCAGCTACAGTTTTCCATAATGGAACAAGTTTTTGTTCTGTAAAAAATTCTCTTAATTCACGAGTGTTGTTGTATGTCGCTGCGTCTAAACCAGCACCGAGTCCAGCCAATATTGCTGGGACACCTAAAACAGCCGAAACTCTCTCTTCAGGCAGTTTCCTAAGTTCAGTCAGGTTCATCTGATCTGGTGAGAAAGAGATGACTTCTACATTCATAGCGCCTGATAAAATCATTGGCGCACCTCTGTTCTTACCACCGAACTTTTGCTTGTACATCGCAGAGATAGCCTCAGCTTCCTCTTTCGATGGACCGCCCATAGAGTCATCTTTAGGTGAGAGTATGACACCTGGTACAGCCATATTATTTAAGAGTGCTGCTGCATACTGTCCTGCCGCCTCATCTCCTAAGATTTCTCTTAATACAGATTTTAATGGAGCAAAACCTCTCCTATGGTTATTTGGATCTATGCCTTGTCTGATATGCACTATGTCAGTAGTTGGAACGACTATACTATTACTTCCCAAACCACCATAAGGATCGTATTTATAATGAGTTATCAAATCTGTTTCGTTACCTTTGGGTTCTACCATATCTGGCATTAGAGGTACAAGCTCTACCACATTTCCATCACTGTTTCGGTTTTTGTACAAATAAGCATCACCATGAGCAGATAAAGAAACTATGATGTAATGTGCTAACAAAACTCCTGATGTGTATGGATTAGGTCTGTTTAATAAATCTAAAACAGGATGTTTTTTAATTCTTTCATTGTGCAATTCACCTGTATCGTTTATAAGAACTGTTCTTGGTTCTGCAAAAGAAGTAGAGAGAACATTAAGACAGGCTACAACTGCTGAGTTGTTAGATCCATCTCCAATATCATCTAATTCTGAAGCTGGCCAATAACCTGCGTCTGTGTTATATCCGTATACGGCTCTGTCTAAACTTGTTTGTTGATTGTATCTACTGTACTTTTGTTCTTGTCTTTTCGTAGGACTATTTAAGAAGTCGACAGCCTTACGAAATCTTGATTTGTTATCTGCCATTTAAAAAGCGATCCATTCTCTTCTCACTTGGGCGCATAAAACCCCATAACTTATTGCATCCACTATGTCATCATGATGACCTACTGGAAATGTCATTAATTCTCTTTCCACATCAGGTAGCCACATGGCTCCTTGTCTAAAGTATATATCACCACTTTCCATTCTTGCGGCAAGTGGCATTGCTCTAGAAATCTTATCTTTATCAGCTTTCAGTTCTTTGACAGCTAATCCATCTCTTTTTGCAAATTGTATGAGTGAAAGCTGGAAACCAGCTCGTTCCATACCAACCCATTGTAAATCATATTCTGCCATTTTCTGTCTTATTCGAGGTATTATGTCAGGTGCTTGCATTCTCTGTCTATCAACATCTAGGATCAAAATCTTACCTTGTGGTGTTACGGCACAGCTTGCAATGACTGTATAGTCTGCTGTCTCACTAACACTTGTTGCTAGATCTACTGTAGCAAATCTTGTACATTCATCTAAACTAACATTTTCACTTCCAGTAAAGTAACGACCATTTTTTTCTTTAAAGTACTTAAGCCATTCAGGTTTTAGTAAACCTTGACCAGCTTCAACAAATTCTGCCAAATATTCCTGTGCATATACAATAGATCCTACTTCTGTTTTTGCTTGTTCTACTTCTTCCTTATCAACTAAAGGATTTGACCAACTTGGAAACTGAAACCTTTCCCAATCACCTTTACCTTCAGCCATTTCCCATAATTCATAAAACCAATTGTTCATACCAATTGGAGTGGAGATAAACAAAGCACCACCTTTTCTTTCAGTTAGAGTAGGTCTTAATACCTGTTGCCAAACATCTGGCTTTACGAATGCTGCCTCGTCCATAACTAAGAAGTCCAAACCCTCACCACGAAGTCTATGTGGAGTATCAGCAGATCTTACTGCTATAGATCCACCAGTTTGTTCAAACTTAACTTCCATGTTCACCAAAGAAATATTAGGTTCTAATGTTTCTGGAAAAGATCTGGCACTTTCTTGTATATCTCTCCAACCAATACGAGCAATAGAGTAAGTAGGTGCAACCCACCAAGCTCTTTTACCTTGAAGTGCTGCTTGCATACACAATTGAACACCAAGTCTTGATTTACCAAACCTTCTGCCTGCACAAAGTATTTTCCAACGAGCATCGCTATTAGCAACTTCTTGTTGAGCTTCGTGTAATGCAGGGAATCCGATAACAAAAGTATCAGAACCGACTTTAATTTCTAGTTTACTAGTTTTAGACTCCATCCATTGAAGTCTAACACAGCTTAATGATCTGAGTCATCAATAACTCTTAAAACAAATACATAACCAAACTTGTTAAG